ATTCCGTTAGACCATGAAATAGCGGTCTGTGGAGAAGCAACCCCATAAGGAGGGTTAGTTACCACGAGCCATTCTTGTGATTGCTCACCAAGAGTGACCGCCGCATTGACGATGTTCTGTTCGGTAACCCCAGGCATCGCCATCAGAGAAATATCAACGTCCTCTGCCAGGTAGGAGTACATCCCATTTTGATCAGCCCCGTTTCCAATAAACGCAGCTTTCACTTCATCATCGCTGATAGCCATGCTTCCTGTCAAGTCGCCGTTAAGACCTGACACAAAGTTGTACGTGCCATCGACCATCTTCCAGTACTTCGTGGTGGCGGGATCCACATCTCCTGTACTGCCTTCGTTGCTTACTAGGGAAACCGTAGCGGCAGTTCCTAGGTACCCAGAGAATTCAGTAGGAAGGGTCCATACAACATCGGTAAACCCGGTCGTATCAAGAGTAAACTCACCGAGTATGTACTCCGACGACTTATTACTCTCATCTGATGTGTTATTAATAATTTTTTCAGGGTTCAAGCTTGTGCCGCTTGTGTTCTGAGTAAGATTAACTTCAGCTGATTCTTCGGTACCTCCGGCTCTATTTAGCGCAAAGAAGTTATTAGCCCCTTGACGAGAGGAGATAACCGTTTGGAGCCCCTTAGTTTTAGGACCATACGTATCAACATAGCTACTGTAATTATAGCCTCCACCAGGGTAGAGCGTGCGAGTCATGTAGGTTCCACCGCTCGTGGCGGCTACCTGCATACTCATTCCGCTGCCATACGCAAGACCAGTAAGGGGGCCAACTGAGGCACTTCCGTCATTCTGAGTCAGGAAAGGACACGTGTCGTCTGGGTCAATGCTAGAAAGGGGCGAGGTCCCTGAGAAGACGCTTGACAAACCACTAATAGGAGTTCCGGGGGGAACTACAGGGAAATCAGTTGTTGCGCTCCAGAAAATTACCTCCATCACAGCGCCGGAACCGGCATAAGTACCGATGAAAGTACCTGCGTCACCCGCGCTCGTGTCGGACACAAACTGAACAGGTGACGAAGGGGTTGTAGCCAGGTCCACCGCCTGTTGAACGGCTCCTGCGGGACCTCCTGCGTTCGAGGACACCGCGTCAGTCGTGACTTGGAAATACATCGGGTCCTCATGGCCTCTTACAGCAGTCCCATCTCCGGCGGAAACTGCTACACAAAACGTATAAGCGGCTGTGGGCAACGGTGCGACGCTCAAACCACTGACTGTAACATAAGGGCATGTACCCAGTTTCACAGCTGCGTGTGCAACGTTTGCGGCAGTTGTAGCAACCCGAGTGAACATAACAGTGTTAGTACGTTCAGAGACGTGATAAGCACCAATGAGTCCATAGCCGCCCGAAGCATCATCAGGCCGACCAAACGTCTCAACAAGGTTATCTTGAGTAGTGACTAAAGTAGCTTTGCCTACAGGACCCTGTGAAGCAAAACCAAGAATTCCAACAGAAGTAGCATTGAGGGACGGGGTATAATCCGACCAATCCTTCTCAATTACGTATACACCGGGACTGACATATGCGGGCATTTGTTATATTCTCCTAAGCGTTTGTTACCTTTAACATTTTTCGTTGCTCTGCAACGCGCACGAGGTCTGTAATGTTCTCAGCGTTTACCACTACACTTCCCTTTGACGGGAGCCAAACATGGTCAAATCCGCCGCCAGCTTTTCTGACAATAACTTCAAGACCCTGCATGGTAGTGTTTTTGATTTTCTTGTACGCACTCATATTAATTCCTCTAGTGTATTTAGAACACCTAACCTGGAAACACGAGAGTTTTTTTAAGAACTCTAAAATATTATTAAGCGGTTGTGGTCGTCGTAAACGTTATCATTATACCTCTGTTCCTTGCTCCGGGCGCATCTCCTCCGGTAGCATAAAAACTTTCTAAAGGAAGCATCTCCCCAGTCTCTTCCAAAAAAGTCTCAAAATTCATAGTCTCTATTTCCCCAGTATTTGTAAAACGAAATACTTTGCTAGGAATGTAAGACTGTACTTCAAACTGAATTGCTCTTTTAATTATCCTATCTTGTAGGTTGGGAGCAGTTAACTGGGACGTCTCTGTAACGTTTTTTATATACGCCTGATATATCTCATTTTCGCGAATATCGACAGGCAAATTAGGTCGGAAGCTCAGAAGAATTTGTTCTGTGAGCTGATTAACTTCTTCAATGTATTTTCCCCACACATTTACAGCGTATTGAATATTAGCGGCTACTGGGGCTAGAGCCATATATCGAATAGCTCTCTGCTTATCTTGATTCCAAAATTTTTGATCTACAACTACTTCTAGAGGTCTTCGCCGTTTATCATCCACTTCTATCCCTTCAAATTGGAGGGAGAGTAACGGAAGAATCGTGGTACGAGATTCTGCAATTTTCGCTACGGCTCTCTCAGGATTAGCATAAATAACGTCCACAGTCCGCAGAGTCTCATCACCTTTCAAAACCTGGTAACTCCCGAACATCTCCTTCAGACGCCGGGTGAAAATTCTATAAAAATCAGGTTTCTGATAAGTTGCATGATCGACTAAGGCAGATAGGTCTCGCCTAACATCATCTATTGCCCATAACGGAACCGGTCCCATTAATACACCTCATCTTGTGCAAATGCCTGATCGTTCCGTACAATGGTAACATCGTCGCGCAGGACCCTGGCCGCGCACAGAAGATGATAAACTCCATAAACCTCAAAGCTGTCTTCCTGAACCTCGTATATCTCAAATTTAAGGTTCTGGAAATCGGGCTGTAAAATATCTCCCGGGATCAAGGGACGTCCTACAACTTTGTCTATGTAACTCTTATTGAAAGTAAACAGTTGATCAGTGCCTACCTCAATACCAAACTCCGTCATATTTTCCTCTAGCGCCTGAGGCTCATAATGACCTTGCAAGACTACAGGAGTATCCGAAATAGGTTTCTGAGAGGCTTCTTCGTAAACATCATCTACTAGCGTCCTATTTCTAAAGAACCTGTAGAGGAGAATGCGAGACCCTCCTAGGCGGATAAGTTCATCGTCTACTAAATTGAAGAGTTCAATGTCAGGATTGTCCAAATCATACAGATTGAGCAAATCGTTGTACTCAGTTGCAGTATCCCCAACAATTTTTGTCTTTGCTCTAAACTGTTTTTTAGAATCCATTAGAAGGTACTAAATGCGGCGGGTTCTTCAATTTCGGTAAGGAGGGCTTGCATCAGGAGTGCTTTCTCCTCATTACCCTCCCTAACCAACTGCTCGCCGTTCAACTGAGCGCCGCCGCCAGGAGAAGGGAGCACTTGGTACTTCCCGCGAATTTGTCCTAGAATAGTTTTCGAAACAGAGCAAGCGAATTTCTGAATCCAATTAATGAAGAAAGGGTGTAAAGTATCACTATCCAACGCTTTAAACTCCACAATTACTTCCTGAGGAGCTGTGACGGCGGGGGTAGGCGCTATGTTCAAGTACCTACCATTGACTACAATAAAAGAGCCGTCGTTCCCAAGAATCTTTCTTATCATCTCAAGGTGGCTCATGACAATATAGAAATCTCCCACAGAGAAATCTTGAAAAAGGAAATTGTCTTGAAAGTACTTGATAAAGAAATCAAATTCCAATGTGTTGTTCGCTTGCGCCACGCTCAATAAATTCTTTCTATAGGTGGCATAGCGAAAATTATTCATAACCACTTGAGGCAACTCATACAAGGAAACTCCAGGTACCGTGGCAAACGTACACAGCTGGACGCACCAATCGGGAGCGTGGTAATCCAATGTAGAAATAGCTTCTTCAATCGCCGTTTCAATTTGAAAGTCTGTGAGCTCTACGCGAACAACGGGAAACCCCAAACGAGCCATAATAAAATCCTGTATAATTTTATAAAACTCTGTAAAGTGAGTCTCGGACCTAAACCGTCGCCTATTTAACTTGGAGTAATCGATCTCTCCAAAGTAGTCCCAATCTTCCAACATCGCGTAGCTACCGCTAGGGGTGCCAAAAGTATTGCCAAATCTAGTTTGCGGACGAAATGCTTTGTATCCAGCCATTAGTCTTTATCCTGTTTCTTTGTTACAGTCGCAACTTTGCGCGGGGTTTTCTTTAGGCGAACCCTAGCGAGACCTGTAGGCAATTCAAACCGAACGTGATCATCTACCTCGGTAATAACACCGGGCGGAAACT